CCTGGAGTCATAAAAGGAATTAAAAGAGCAAAAGTAGAGCTTCTACTTACTCGCCAACCAAATTTGTTTCAGGATGTAAATACTTTTCGCAGAAACCTAATAACAGATTTTCTTTTAGATGGAAACATATTTATTTATTTTGATGGTGTACACTTATATCACCTACCTGCAGATAAAGTAAAAATACATACAGATGAAAAAACTTATATTGAAAAATATACTTATAATGAAATAGACTATGGCCCTGATGAGGTTATTCATATCAAAGAAAACTCTTTTCACGATATGTTTAGAGGTGTATCTCGTTTAAAACCTGCTGTAAGAACTATGCAACTAATGCAAAGAATGAGAGATTTTCAAGATAATTTCTTTAAAAATGGAGCCGTTCCAGGTTTAGTACTTAAATCTCCAAATACATTATCTGATAAAATTAAAGAGCGTATGCTCGTATCATGGCAAACCAGATATAGACCAGATTCAGGAGGTCGCAGACCTTTAATTCTGGATGGTGGTATAGAATTAGATAAGATTTCAAATGTAAACTTTAAAGATTTAGATTTTCAAAACTCTATTGCTGAGAATGAAAAAATTATTTTAAAAGCTATTGGTGTTCCACCTATACTTTTAGATTCAGGTAACAACGCAAATATTCGTCCAAATATGCGTTTATATTATCTTGAAACAGTGATGCCAATAATTATAAAATTAAATGCAGCATTCTCTCGCTACTTTGGTTTTGAAATTGTAGAAGATGTAACAAATATTCCTGCTCTACAACCAGAACTACGAGATTCAGCTGCATACTATTCTTCTCTTGTAAACGGAGGTATTATCAGCCCGAACGAAGCTCGAGAAGCTTTAGGTTATGATCCTAGAGAAGAAGCAGAAAGTATAAGAGTTCCTGCAAATATAGCAGGATCTGCCGCAAACCCAGATGAAGGTGGAAGACCACCAGAGGAAAACGAAGATGAGTCTTAGACTTAGAAAAGAAAGAATCGCAAAAATAATAGCAGATTATGCTATAAGTATAAATAAAGTACCAGACCTAGCAGACCTAGACAGAGACTGCCCTTCTGGACTTAATAGAAAGGGTATAGTAAAAAACTTTCAAGGCTATGCAATGGCTTTAAAACTAAGTAAAAATTTATACCCGGAAGTATTTGATTTAGTAGAATCAAAACCTCAAGAAGAGGAAAAACAAGACCCTTTAGAACTACTCAGGGCAAGTACTACAGAGAACTAATATGGAAAAAATACTACATATAGCCTCTACGTTTAAGTCTCATGAAAGTGATGATGGTGGCGTAATGATACGAGGTATGGCGAGTACTAATCACTCTGACCGCGCCGGAGATGTAATTGCAGCTGAAGCGTGGACTAAAGGTGGTTTACAAAATTTTCAAAATAACCCTGTAATTCTTTTTAACCATGACTATGATAAACCTATTGGTCGTGCAACAGGAGTTAAAGTTACAGATAGTGGGTTAGAACTGGAAGCGAAGATTAGTAAGGCAGCGCCTGCTAATGTTGCTCAACTAGTTAAAGACGGTGTCCTTGGAGCCTTTTCCGTTGGTTTCAAAGTCAAGGATGCTGATTACATTAAAGAAACTGACGGATTAATGATTAAGGATGCTGAGTTGTTTGAAGTATCGGTTGTTTCGGTACCTTGCAATCAAGCAGCTACTTTTTCGCTCGCGAAATCATTTGACTCTATTGATGAGTACAATGAATTCAAGAAAACTTTCACCAATCGTGTCGATCTAACGGGTCAGTCTCTGACCAAAGATGATTCAAAGGAATCAAAAGTGGTTAGTGACGCACCTAAGCAAGTGGAGAAATCCACTATAAAGGAGACAAAAATGTCCGAAGAAACTAAAACTCCGGAAATCGACTTGGAAGCATTTGCTAAGAAAGTAGCTGATGAAACTGCTGCTAAAATCGCAATGAAACAAGCCGAAGAAAAAACCGCTGCTAAGGCAGAGGCAGAAGCTAAAGAAGCACAAGCTTTAGAAGCTAAAAAAATTGAAACTTCAATCAAGTCTGGCATTGAAACAGGCGTTGAAAAGCTAATGTCTGATTTTGCAGCTGATGCAGAAAAAGCAAAAAATGATGATATCGCAGAAGTTGTAGCTCAGTACGAAAAAGACCTTAAAGAAAAAGGTGATGAAATTGAAGCTATGCGTAACAGCAAGCGTAACTTTTCAAATCGTACAGCAGACGGCGATCTAACAGATGGCATGAAAAAAGAGCTTTTAGGAGCTCATATTTTCGGTAAAGTTACTCGCACTGGTTGGGACTCTGACTATGCTAAAGGTATTTTACAGAAAGCAGGAGAAATTTCTTTCACTGGTAACAGTGCTGGTGTTACTCTTGACTCTGCTGTTTCCTCAGCATTTGAAGAAGAAGTTGCACTAAACTTAAAAACTGCTAGCTTCTTTGACGAGATCCAAGTAACTGGTGGCGCAACTGCACTACCTATCGGTCTAGAGCCTCTAGCTGCTGACTTTGTAACTGGTGTTCCGGGTGCTAACTCAGGTTTGCTAGAAACTACTGAGAGTGGAAACACTTATGCAGTTAGCTCTGCAACTCTAAATGCTTTCCGTTTAGTATCTGCATCGTTCCTATCTAACGATACTGACGAGCAAATGGTAATTAACACTCTACCAATGATTCAATCTGCTATGGCTCGTGCTCACGCAAAAGCTATTGATAAGATGGTTATGTCTGGTAGTGGTAGTAACCAACCAAACGGTATCTATAACTTGAGTGGTATTCCAAATGACACTCACAGTGCAACACTAGTACCTCATGATATAACTGGTGATAGTGATACAGTAAGTGCCGCTGATGTTGTTAAAGTTCGTCAACAAATGGGTAAATATGGTCTCGTACCTGAAGATCTAGTAATTATTGTAGGTCTACCTGCATACTATGACTTACTAGCTGATGCTAACTTTGCTGAAATTTCACAAGTTGGTGACGCAGCTCAGAGAGTAACTGGTCAAGTAGGTACTCTATTTGGCTCTCCAGTTACTGTTACTGATCAAATTACTGGTACAGCTGATGGTAATGTATGTATGTACGTTGTTAACCGTAAGAACTATGTTATTCCTCGTCTTACTGGTGTTAACATCGAAACTGATTACGAAGTTGCTAACCAAAGAACTGCACTTGTTGCAAGTCAGTCTCTTGGTTTTGAACAGCTTGTTGCAGGTGCTGCGAATTCACGTGGTATCGGTGCAGCTGCTTACACAGCTTAATAGTAATACTTTTAAACTTCGGGGAGGTTCGCCTCCCCCAAGTTTTTACTAATGGACTTATAGAATATGGCAAATTTAATATCACTCGCAGACTATAAAACAGCAGAAGGCATTCAGGCTACAAAAGATGATGCCAAACTCGAGCTGTTAATTTCTTCCGTGAGTCAATTAGTAAAAACTTATTGTAATAATACTTTTGTAGATCACTATAGTTCTGCAAAAACAGAAACATTTAATATTGATTATGAAGAGTGTTTTGTACAACTTACAGAGAGCCCTATTGTTGCTATTACCTCTGTAAAAGAACGAGATGATGCACTATCAAGTTATACAACTCTTACAAATAACGAAGATTATTATGTTGATAGTACGACAGATAGCATTTACAGGCTTGCTGATGGCGGAGCTGAAAAAGCTTTTAAAAAGGGTAAAGGAGCTGTACAAGTAATCTACACTGCGGGGTATAACGGAGCCTCTAACCTTCCGGGAGACTTACAACTGGCAGTTATTGACTTAATTACGTACTATCATAAAGACGAGCACAAAGCGCGTCAAACTATAGCGGGTGCGAGCATACAGAACCAGGGGTCTACAAGTCAGCGAAATAATGTAGCGTTTCCAGATCATATTAAGCGCGTTTTAGACTTGTATAAAAACTTCTAATGAGTAACGCAAAGTTAAAACAAGCAACACGTTTTATTGTAGAGCGAGCAACTCAGAAGAAACAAACTAAGAAAAAACAGAAAGACTCACAAGCTCGATCAGATGCAGAAAAGTTTCCAGGCCAAATGCTTGTTTTAAATAGAGAACACCAAGCAGCACTTATATATCAAGAGTTTGGTATTCGACTTTCAAAAGAAGAACGTAAAGAAATGTTTGCCCTTATAGATGTTTTTATGAAAGCCAAAGAAAGCAAACTAAAGTTTGGCAGCGAAGAAGAAAGAATGGCAGCTATGGCTCTTAAGCCTAGCTTTAAAAAGAAGTCTGGTGATTTTGTTTATGTTGTGTCTAACTTTGAAGCAGCTAAAAGATTTAAGTTTAAAACTCGAAACCCTGACGATGTTTCAAAAATACAAGCAAGATACGTTAATAGTTTAGGGAAGTCAAACAGAAAAGTTACAGCACAAGAGATAAGTGCTCTTTCTCAACTAGGTCATGGTGATAGAGGTGTTTCAGCATCTCAGTTTGGTGTAGATAGAGCTATCGCAGAAGCTGGAGAAAAATTTAATTTATCTGGTGCTGAACTTGAACAACTAAAAGCGATTGCAACCTCTGCTAGAATCAAGCATAATATGGAAATAAATTATGCTCATGACCAAATATTTGACAATAAAGGACAGTTTAAAAAAGATTTTACATTTGTAATTTCATCTCAGTCTACCCTACAGAACAAAGCAGATAGAGATATAGAAACAGCAGCTTTTGTAGAAACACTTGAAGGTATGGATATACTGGGAATGGAAACCAGTACACTGGCAGAAGAAGCAATAGCTCAGGTAACTTTACATAACCTAGCAAATAAGAAAAGACAAAACAAGAAAGTTACAGGAAAAAGAAAAAGAAAAGTAGCAGAAAAAGCCAGTGGTAAAATCGAACAAAAACGAGAAGAAAGAACTGCAATTGCATATACAGCTCAAAGAGGTTTAGCAACAAAAGGCATAAAGCGTAGGAAACAGGGTAGGTCAAGAGGAGTGGCTTCTCAGCCTCTTAATCTAATGGCAATGTTGAATAAAGAGCTTCCTGATACTGTAAGAAAAAATATGGTTGCACCAGCACTTGAAAATCGTACAGGCACATTCGCAGACAGTGTAAAAGTAACAGATGTAATGCAAACTGCAAAAGGATTTCCAAGCGTAGGATATACTTATAAGAGAAACCCTTATCAAGTATTTGAAGTTGGACCAGGAGACGCTAGATGGGCTACTCCTGAAACCT